TCAGTCCCTCCAGATCTCGCGCAGCGAGCCGTACAGGTAGGTGCCCAGCAGGCCGGTGGGCACGCCCAGCGCCAGCAGCGCAGCCAGCAGCAGGGCCAGGACGAACATGGCGGGTGCCTTGACCAGCAGCGCCATCGTCAGCAGGACGCGCCAGGCCAGCCGACGAGCGAGCGAGGTGCCGCGGCGGTCGGCGAAGTGACCAACGCGGTGGCCGAGTGCGGCCGTGGCCAGGTTCCACCAGATCCATAGCGGCGCCCGTATGCGGCGGCCAAGCGCCGACAGCCAGCGCGGCACCTTCATGGCGCCAGCAGGCCGGCCGAGAAGTGGCCGTCCCTGCCCCACTCCGCACACAGCTCGCGCGTGGTGTCGCGGCGGTCCACGAGACCGGGCAGCCGGGCGCGCTGGCCGGCCACCGTGCCGTAGACCCAGCGCGGCATCTGAGCACACGCGCCGGCCAGGTCGCCCGCGTTCGCCAGGCGCTGGATCGTGGTGCCGTCCAGGGCCGATGGCCCCAGGTTGAACACCATGTCGATGAACGATGCGCGTACCCAGGCGTTGTAGGTGCCCCAGTGCCGCAGCCGGGCCTTGGCTTGCTTCTCCGCCTCGCGGTAGCGCGGCAGCTCCAGCCGCTTGCAGTCCTCGCGGCTGTACTGCCGGCCGGCCACCACCTCGGGCCCGGTGATGCCATTGCAGACCGTGAGCGGCTGACCGCGGCCGAGCCGGTCCACGTACGGCGTGCCGATGTGCCGGCCGCTGCTCTCGAAGTGCGCGCCCAGCTCCATGGCCAGCAGGACCTCAGCGCTAGGCTGCTGGCTGGCCACATAGGCCGTGCCGCTGGCCAGGGCCACACTGGCGGCCACGGCCAGCAGCTTGTTGCGCAGCGCTGCGTTCAATCGTCTTCCCCGAGCGGCAGCAGGTCGGTATCTGTGCGATGTCCGCCGAGGATGCGCTGCATGCGGGCGGTGTGCTCGCGCTTGGCGCGTCGGCGGGCGTCCCACTTGAACCAGGCGTTCAGTGCAAAGCCGGCCACTGCCACAACGAAACCGGCCCAACCCAGCAGGTCGCTCGACAACGCCGTACCGCCGACAAGGGACACACCAGCGCCGGTGTACATGCCCTTGGATGCGGCGGCCGCGGCGGCGACCTCGGCCTCAGCACTGCGCGGGGCAAGGAACGCCAGGACCGCAGCGAGCGCGGCCGACAACTTCTTCTTCATGGGAGCCTTTCGGGCAAAAGAAAAGCCGCCTCGGTGGGCGGCTTGAACTGGAAACCTTGGTGACTACTCGGCGGGCCAGGCGACGGCGGCCACGCTGGCGACTGTTGCGTCCTCGGCGTAGATGAACTCGCGCAGATCGCGGGCGACGACGTGCAGCGCGTTGGCGTGGTTGGCCAGGGCGACGGTCATGCCCAACATCTGCTGGGCATCCAGCTCGAGCACGCTGTCGTCGGCGCACGTCCAGCCGATCTCGAAGGCCGCGCCAGCAGCCAGCGCTGCCTGGGCAGCCTGCACCGCCCCAGTGATCCGCTGCACGCTGCGGGCGTCGCTGTCGATCCACTTGCCCAGGTATGGGAAGCCCGACGTCTCCAACCGATCGCGCTCAGCCTTGACCTGGCTCCATTTCGCCGCCTGGGCGAGCTCTAGTTCGGAGACACCCGGAACCACCCAAGCGCGCGCCTCGACGTCCAGCACGTGCCGATCCGATGGCGCCGGCCCGAGATCCAGAACCACCCCGTCTATGTACAGGCACTGCGCCGGGTTACGCAGGCGGTCCACCTCAGCGAGGATGCCGCCTTGAAGAGCCCGCTGTTCACCTGCGCCAACGTAGGCGGCCAGAACGCGGCCTTCCGCGTCGTGTTCGATCCAAAAATTCACCGCTGCCCTCCTTCCAATGTGATGGTCGATCCGTGTAGCTGGCCAGAGGACGGCCCGATGAACCGGAGCGAGTACGTGTTCCAGCCGGCAATGGGCGCCGCATCGAAAGCGTCCAGAGGGATGCTCATCCGAATCTGCTGCCCACCGATGGGCAGGCCAACGCGAGCGGTACTGAGTTCCGAATTGCTTGCATCACGGTATATGCCGACTGTCAGCTCGGCGGGATTGCCCTCGCCGACCGGAACGATCGTGACGTGAACGACGCCACGAATCACGACGCCTGAGCTACCGGCAACCATCGTGATGCCCTGAGAAGCCAGGCCGCCCGACGAGGCGAAACGCTTGGTGGTGACAGCCCCTCCAGCGATGTTCAGCGTCGAGACAGCGTTGATCGTGTCGGCCGTGAAGGCCCCGCGCAGCAGCAGCTGGCCCGTGTTGATGTTGTAGCGCAGGAAGTTGCCTGCGCCTGCGTCATCGCCGACGTAGAAGCCGCTGTTCGGGCTGAGCTCGACGCGACGGCCGGCGCTGAGCATGTACAGCGACTTGCCGTCCAGGTCGATGGTCATCCGCCCGTCGGCCGACACCATGCGGCCGTACACGACCAGGCCCAGGTCGCGAGACAGCGCGCCCAGGCTGGATGTCCGGATGCCGGACTCGTCGATGAACGTGCCAACGCCGGCCGCCGCGTACTCCGACAACGCCGTCTGATAGGCGCCGGCCGCGGCCAACATCGGCTGCGTCAACCATGCGTAGCTGTTGCCACCACCTGGATGGGTCGGAAACTTGCGCAGGAAGAAGCGGCACGATGCCGAGGAAGCCGGGCACGTCACGAAGCCGCCGAGGCGCTTGTAGCCCGACAGCGCTACGCCGCCCCCGTGGGTGGCCGCGTTCATTTCCGACGCATTCCACTCCCCCAGGTAGGTGCCCCCGGCATCGTAGAAAGCCACCATGACGTAGGCCGTGCAACGGTGCGCCGCGGTGTAGCCTGAGAACTGGTAGCGCTTGCCGCCCTCAACCGGGATGGACTCGGTGTACCACTGGGCCACCAGATTGGCGCCAGCGTTCACCTCATTGGGCTGGTGGATGCACAGGGCGTGCCCCCCTGCCGGGCGCCAATTTGCATCTGGATAGTCCAGCGCGAGCACGCACGCCGTACCGATATTGCCGTTGTCGGCGAACCAGCCGCTGTCGGTCACCAGCACCGAGTTGGGGATCAAGTTGGCACTGACGCCGAAAGCGGCCTTGTCTGCCGTCAGCGATCCGGTCTTGACGTGCCGGCCCTCGATCTCCTCGCCGCGGATGTGCGTGCCGCGGATCTGGTCGGCGCCCACCATGCGCGCCATCACGGTGCCGTCGATGAACATGTTGCCGTTCAGGCCAAACGACGGCACGCCGTTGATCAGGCCAGCCACGAACCCGTACTTCACTTCCCCGGTGGCCTGGTAGGCCCAGGCGAACTTGTGGCTGAGGACCACGAAGTCCGACGTGGCGCCATCGGTGCCGAGGCGGATGCCAGCGACCAGGTTGCCGGCCTGCACGCTGACGGTGTAGCTGGCCGCCACCTTGCCGTCCAGCGTGGCCAGGGCCTGCGAGGTCGTGGCCACACTGGCGCCCAGCACCAGCGCGCTCGCGCTGCGCTTGCGCACATCGGGCTCGGCGACCCACATCACCTGACCTGCCGGGGCCGCATCGCCGATGGCGAAGTGCCCGGCGAACGCGACAGTCCCGGCCGGCAGCGTCAGCACGCCCGACAGTACCTGCCAGCCGCCAGCAGCACCGTTGTAGGACCTGGTTGTGAGGGTGCCCGCAATCAACGCGTTTGCGGCATCGACGGCAAACATCTGCACGTGGACTGCGTTGGACGTTGTGCCGGTCGGCGCCCAAACCGAAACGGAGAAGTCCACGATCTCGCCGGGACGCGCCTCGGCCAGCGTTGCGGCACTGATGCCGAAGCGCATGTTGTGTCCCGACCAGACGCCCAGCGCCGTGCCCTTGGTCAGCCGCAGCACGCGGGCCGACGGCGCCCCGGCTGGTACACCCGCGCCGCCACGCGCGAAATAGTCGGTTGCGATCGTCGGATCGGCCGCATACCGCCAGCCAGCCGGGTCGAAGGTCGGGTTGGTGACCAGGTTGGCACTGCTCGCGCTGGTGATGTTCGCCACCACCTGCTGACGCGCCTGGGCCTCCGCGGCGATCTCGCTGGACAGGGCCTCCGCCTCCTCCTGCACAGCGGCGTTGATGGCCTGCTGCTGCGCCGTCGTCACGGTGGTGGCCAGCAGATCGACGCGCTCGGTCTGGGCCTGCAGGCCGTCCTCGGTGGCCTCGATACGGGTCGCCTGCTCCGAGAGCTGCACAGCATGCGCGGCCACGGCCTCGCCGAGGGTGTCGTAGTCGCCGATCTTCTGCCACCAGGTGGGCGAGGTGTCCGGCGCGTGGCCCACGTTGCCGTCCTGCAGCGAGCGGAACAGGCCGCCGTCGTGCTTGACGATGCCGCCCTCGCTGTAGGTGGCGCCCACATCCCACTCGGCCGCGCCGGCAATGTCGGCCAGCTGCGCGTTGATCACGCCAATGTCGGCCGTGTTCGCGCCGATGGCCAGGACCGCTTCGTCCAGCCCCTCCTCCAGCTCGGCGATTGCCTCGCCGATGTCCGGCAGCGTCGTGATCTCCACATAGCCGGGCGCCGAGCGGTTACCGCCCATGTCGATGGCCGTCACCCAGTGCATGTAGACGCCCGCCGACGGCGTGCTGTAGATGTAGCCCAGCGCATCGGTGGTGGTGCGCACGTCGGCTTCGTTGTAGATCGGGCCGACGCGCACTTCGTAGTGGCGCAGCGGCTGCGTGCCGGCCGAGTTGGTCCAGTACAGCTCGGCCTGCAACCCGAAGGCCTTGCCCGTCACGATCGGCTGGCTCGGCGCCTCGATCAGCAGGGCGGTGCTCACGGGCACGGACTCATCGCCCGCGGTGTTGATGTGCGACGCGAAGAAGACGTGCGTGCCGGCTTGCAGCCACCCAAGGTTCACGCTGTCGGTGCGGCCTTCGAATGCCGGCGTTGCGGTCTCCCAGGTCGCGCCGGCCAGGCCCCTGCGGATCCGCGTGGTGGCGTAGTCGATGGCGTCGATGCCTTGGGGCGCGCTCCACCGGAGCACGATGCCGTTGGTTTCCACGAACGCCGCCAGGCCTACCACCTCGCCGACCACCACGCTCGGGTCCACGAAGATGATGGACGCGGCCGTGCCCATCCGGCCCAGGCCATCGAACGGGCGCACCTCGACCGACCAGGTCGTGTCGGAAGGCACGCGCCAGGCCAGCCGCGTGCCATACACGTTGCTGTCGATCAGCACCAGCGGCTGGCCCACGGGCCCCGCCCACACCTGGGCGTGGTCGTAGTTGCCGGTCACATCCCAGGTCGCAGACAGCTCGTGTTCCCAGCCTGCCCCCACCTTCACGCGCGATCGCGTGATCTGCAGGCCGCTCGCGACCGGCAGGTTCGCCGTCAGCGACGAGCCGTTCGGCGCCGGGACATAGTTCCCGTTGATGACGTAGTCCCAGAACTCCGGGCCTTCCGGCACGCAGGAGATGCGCGCGCCCTTCAGGTCCGCCTCGGGCTCCATGCTGACCACGCGCACGCGGTAGCCGGGCGTTGGCTTGAAGTCGTAGCACCACAGGGTGTCATGCGCCGGGTCGTCCGTGGTCGCGCCGGGCAGGGGCAGCCCAGCCGGCCACGGATCCGCCAGCGTCACCTGGTCGGATGCCGCCGCCAGCGCCTCGACCTGGAACACGCGGTAGTCGCGGTAACCAGGCAGCCGGACGCCAATGAACGCCTGCGGCATGGGCGGCACCGGCTCATCCAGCTGCAGCACCACCTTGCCGGCCACGGTCTGCGCCGACATCAGCCGCCCGCCGTAGCCCCACTGCGTCAGGTCGTGGCTGATGGACAGCAGCGACAGGCGACGGTAGTCCAGATGCTCGATGTCGGCCGTGTAGCTGATCGTCTTGAACTGGTACAGGCTCTGGGCGAGGTGGTAGCGCGCCATGATGGCCGCGTGCGCCTCGCTGGTGACCCCTTCGCCGGTGATGCGGGCCGGGTTCAGCATCGTGGTGACGCCGGGCGCGGCCACGCGCAGCGTCTGCGTCTCCCAGTTCCGGTCGCGATCCAGGTACTGGTACTCGATGCCGTCGGCAGCGTTGCTCAGGCTGTAGGAGACCTCGAAGGAAGCCTTCAGCATGGTGGCCATGTTCGCCACGCCGGACAGCGGCTGGCCGCTGGACACGAACACCGCCGTCGGTCGGCTGCCGTCCGTCCAGCTGAACTCGCCCATGCCCGCCAGCGCCACCTCCTGGCAGAACTGCCCGAGCGACACTGCGTCGGTCACCCACTTGTCGTAGGTGTAGCCATTGGCCGTGCAGTGGAGCATGAAGGCTTTCAGGCCCTCGATGTCGATCTGCTCGTCGGGAAGCCCAAAGCCGAACTGCAGCTCGCCGTTGGCGTACACGCCGCGCATGGTCTGCAGCAGGATGGCGCCGGGGTTGGACAGCCCGTCCTCGCGCGTGGTTGCCGTGGCCCACGCCAAGCCGTTCCAGATGGGCATCGGCCGGGCGCGGTAGGTTGCGCGCACCGTGTCCAGGCTTCCAGAGATCTGGCCACTGGCCTTGATCTTGATTCCGATACGGCCCCAGTCGCTGTAGTCGGTCTCGTCGGGCTGGATGGTGCGCAAGACGTTCCAGCCGATCTTGCACTGGTCTTTCCCCTCGCCCTGATCCCAGGTCGGGGCGCCCAGGCGCACGCGGACTTCGTACTGGCCCTTCGCGACCTGGACGGTGAACGTCCGACGCATCACGTCCGCCGTCGCATTGGTCAGCGTCTGCGTCAACGCCGGGGACCAGTCGGACGTGCCGACCGGCCGCGTCTCGATGTAGACCGGCACGCTGTTGGTCTGCGTCTGCCCTTTGCCGCCGATGTCGTACAGCTGGCCCTCGAAGTCGAACTGCAGCGCAATCGCATCGGGCGAGCTGGTCCGCGTCACCCATGCCCCGTCATTCTCCAGCTCGGCGCCGGTGATGCTGTCGGCGTTGCTGTACAGGGGAATGTCCTGGCTGGCCATGCCCGGGAACCCGCTGCAGAACACCGTCACATCGCTGTAGCCACTGAGGGGCGAGTCGCCGACGGTGAAGTCGGAAGCGGTGTGCACATTGACCCCACCCAGCAGGATCAGGCTCAGGTACTGCTCGTCCCCTTCAAACCAGGTGTAGGCGGCGCTGGCGGCGTCCGGGGTGACGCGCATCTCGCCCCACAGTGTCGGGATCGGCTGGTACGGGCGGACGCTGTTGCGCTGGCCGCTCAGGCTGTAGATGGCGCGCGCGCCAGGCGCGCTCGACGCGCTGGGCACCTTGGGCGCCAGCACCTTGTTGATCAGCGCAGTCCCTGCGATGACGACGCCGGCCTGGATCGCGGCGAGCGTGGCGCCGGCAGATGCCGCGACGAAGGTCCCACCGACAGCACCATAGATGCCGGCTGCGATGCCCGCCGAGAAGAACGTGAGGACGGCGATGGCGATGATGGCCACGACCTGCTTGCCGGCCGTGGCGCGGCAGGCGATCAGCATCCCGTGCTTCGGGAACGTGCGGGACCACATGGCCGGCGGCACGGTCCTGCGCGCGATGCTGACCGCCCAAGCGCCGGAGTGGATGCCCGGCACGTGACGCTCCAGGAACGAAGCCAAGGACTCGCCCGGCAGCAGGTCGGCCGGGACATTGCGTTGCCCTTCCAGGGTCGCAAAGTTCGGCGTGATGACCAGGCGACCGCAGGCGTCTAGCAGTTCCGCCTCGACGCCGTCAACAGCAGCCAGCTCGGCGCGGTTCAGTTCCATCTGTAGTACCCCATGACCGTCAGGCCGATGCCCGGCAGGTCCTTGATCTTGTGCAGCGAACTTCCGCCCTGCATCCATGCCGCGGTGTGCAGCACGTGGGGCATGTGGCTCAGAAAGAAGTAGGTGCCGACGTGGCCGGCCATGGTCTTGCCGCCCTCGCGCATCAGCACCACGTCGCCGTCGCGCGGCTCGCCGACCTGGTGAGCCAACTCGGCGGTGTAGGCTGCAAGGGCCGCGTCCTGGTCAGCATCGGCCAACGGCCGGGGCCGCTTGCCAGCGAAGACGACCTCGCGCTCGAACAGCTCGCGCTGCACGAGCATGACCAAGTCGGCGCAGTCCATCCTCCGCGGGCAATACGGGATGCCAATGAAGCGGTCGGTGTGCACGCTAGAAGATGCCGGGCAAGGTGAAGGGGTTGGCGATCTGCTTGCAGGCCGCCTGGCGCATCAGCTCATCCACGCTGGCCGTGGCGCTGGCGCTGCTGCCTGTGATCACCACGCCAGTGAGCGGCATCCAGAAGACGTGCTCGTGCACGTCCGGCGTGTCGCGCGCGGCAATGATCAGGCGCGCCATCGTGGTGGTGCCGGGCAGCAGGCGCTCCAGCTCGGTGCTGATGTCCCGACCGACGTTGTCCATCACCAGCTGCATGCGCGGCGCCTGGCCGCTCACGTCGTCCGGCAGCGAGAACCCGAACGGCAGCGCGATGTAGGTGATGCCCTGGCTGGTGAAGTCCTGCACGTCGTTGCAGATGTGCATCGGCCCCGTGAAGCTGGGGTTCGTGACCTCCAGCAACTCGACGTGGCCGACCGTGTTGGTCAGCCGCTGGTTGCGTTCGCGGAACTGGGTCATCGCAGGTACTGCAAGGTGACATCGCGCTTGGCCAGCGCGTAGCCCGAGGTGACGGGGACCAGCTTGCCGATGTCTCCGCCCTTGAAACGCACGCTCAGCAGCTGGTTCGTGCGGGGGTTGAGCCAGTCGAAGAAGCCGATGCGCTTGATGGTCTGGAAGTACCAGTTCTCAAAGCTGATCGTGTCCTGCTGCGCGTAGAACATCAGCGATGCGGGAATGTCCACGATCACCCTGCTCTGCCCGACCCGCATCTTGGCCAGGCCCCGCTCCATTTCGGAGACGACCACGCCCGGGTCGAACTCCTCGCCTGCCCCCTCCAGCAAGATGCAGACATAGTCCGGTAGTGCTGCCATCACATCCCCATCTTTCCGCGCGCACGCATGGCCTGGCCGACCGGCCCGCTGTCGCTGGCCAGCTGCCCGGCGACAGCCGAGACGGCCTGCTTGATGAACACATCGATGATTTCCTGGCCGGCGTTGCCGCGCCTGGTGGACTGTTCGACCGTCGAGCCAGGCGGCGCATGCACGTTCACCACAGTGCTCGGGCCGCTGGCCGACGGCGCGAAGGGCACGCTGCTGGAGCCGCCCACCCCGCCAGCGGCATGGCTGCGCCCGCTGCGGATCGACGCGACGAGCCGGGCAAAGCCCGACGGCCCCCCGATCTTGCCCATGTCCTCTTGGTTCAGGATGCCCTCGCCCTTGTGGACGATGCCGGCCGGCTGGTACTTGCCGCCTGCGCCGGTGTAGCCACCGTCGGCCCAGCCCCCACCGAACCAGCTCATGACCCCCGACAACAAGGTGCCGAAGGCCCCACTACCGCCCGATCCACCCGAGGAGCCCTTCCCCCCGAACAGCGAGTTCACCAGCTGCTGCCCGAGCTGCTTGCTGATCAGGCTGTTGAACTCGTTGAAGATCGACTTGCCGAAGTCCTTGACGGCGTCTTTCGCGGTCTTCGACCGGTCGGCCAGGTCAGAGAAGAGGTTGGAGAACGAGCCTTCGAAGGTGGAGCGGAGCTTGTCGTTCAGCGGGTCGACGGACGCGTTCAGCTCCTCCATCTGCAGCTTGAGGCGCCCGAAGGACTGCGCCTGCTCGGGCGTGAGACCGGCAACGGCCTGCAGCTGCACGAACTTGTCGATCTCCTGCTGCAGCAGCGCGATGCGCTCGCGCCGCGCGGCACCGGTGCGCTGCAGGGCATCCATCTCGCTGATGGTGCCGGCCTCGCGGTCGATCGCGATGCGCTTCTCTGCGTCGCTGAGATCTCCCTGGATCAGCGTGAACCGTTGCGTCAGCTGGTTCAGCTCCGCCTGCGCCACGGTCTGTTCCCGGAGCTTGGCGAGCGCGTCAAGGCCCTGCTGGTTGCCGTTCGCCGTGAATAGCTTCTTCAGTCCTTCGTTGGCCTTGTCGAAGTTGAGCGCCGCGGCTTCCGCAGTCTGCCCGCGCAGCTCCATCAGCCGCGTGTTCACGTCCTGCAGCGAGTCGGCCAGGTCTTTGGCGCTCTGCCGCTGCTTCTCGTCCAGCTCGATGGCGGCCAGGCCGGCGTCCTGCTGCACCTTGGCGCGCTTGGCGACCAGGTCCGCGATCTTTCCCTCTGCGTCTGCGCGGTCGGTCTTCTTGTCGGCTGCGTTGCGGTACTTCTCCAGCGCGGCGATCTGCGCGTCGTAGGCCTTGACCTGGCCGGCAGTGGCCTCCTCCAGGATCGCGCGCTGCGCGTCGTAGAAGCCGTGGACCGACAGCAGGCCCTGCCCGTTGTACAGGTCGAGCATGCGGTTGCGATCTGCCAACAGAGCGGTCTGCTCCTGCACCAGGCGTTCGAACTCCTTGAGTTCGTTGCCCAGCAGGTTCTTGGTCGCGTCGTCTCCCTTGACGGCGATGCGGCCCGGCTTCGGCCGTTCCTTGGCGGGATCGGCGCCCGGCGTGGGCGCCCTGTTGGCATCGGCCACGAGCCCCGCACGCGTCTTGCGAAGTTGCCCCAGCTTGGCAGTGGTTTCCTCAACATATCGTCCGTACTCCTTGAACCCCTCGGCACGCGGGTCCGTCGTCTTCAGTGCACGCTGTGCAGTTGCCAGACCGATCTCAAGGGACGAGATCTGCTCGTTCAGCTGCTCGATGGGGTCGGCCGAGCCATGGGCCATCTTGGCCAGGGCCTCGCCGACGAAGCGGCTGAAGTTGATGACGTGCGTCGTGGCCGAGGCCAGGAATGAGATCACCGACGCGAGTCCTGCCGTGAGCGCGGCGAACGCCTGCTTGGTCTCCGACGAGTTCATCTGCTTCGTCAAGTCCTGGATGGACTCGGTGGCACCCTGCAGGCTGCCGTCCTCGCCCGTCATGAGGCTGTTCAGGCTGTTCTGCAGCTCCGCGACCGCGCCGCCGAAGGTGTTGCGCGCAGCCTCTGCCGCACCGCCGTACGACGCCTTGAGCGCGTCCAGGATGATCTTCTGCGCCTCGGCCGTGCGTCCCGTGTCCTGCAGGCGCTCGACCAACTTCTTTTGGTCCTCGGTGAACCGGAAGCCCTGCTTGGACAGCGCAGTCAGGCCCTCGGCCGGCACATCAAGCGCCTTGCCGACGGTCTCGGCCGCCTGCTCGACGGTCATGCCCAGGCGGGCGGCCATGTCGATCGCGGCCTGCAGTGCCTCGGGGAACTCGTTGCCGACGACGTTGGTGTAGGCCAGCAGGCGCGTCTGGGCGCGGTTGATGTCACCGTCGCTGAAGACGCCCGACATGGCCGAGGCCATCTCGTTCAGCTCGTCGGCGGAGTAGCCGGCCGCCTCCTTGGTGCTCTTGAGCACGGCGACCAGCTGGGCCTGTTCGGCCTGGGCGTCCTTGGACTCCTGGATGAACTTGGCGAAGGTCGAGCCGATCGTGATGCCGGCGAAGCCCGCGGCGATCGCGCTGCCCAGCGTGGACCATTCCTTCTCGATTTCCTTCTTGCGCTTGGACAGCTCACGCGCCGTGCGCGCGGCCTGCCGCTCGGCCTGCGTGGCGCCCTGCGTGAAGCCGCCGATCTTCATAATCAAGTCGAGCGTCAGGGTGCCGAGAGACCTACTTGCCATGGCGTACCTCCACCGGCGCACGGAACATGCGCGCGATCATTTCCAGGGATGCGGTTGTGGGCTTGGCCGGCTCGTCCTCGGGCGGCGCGTCGTGGTAGCGCAGGAACTTGTCCAGCGTCTCTTTGCCGCCGTTGCTGGCGTCGCGACGCCAGTCAGATCGGCCCAGCAAGTACTCCAGCCGATGGCCCACGTTCAAGGTGCCGAAGCGGGCCACGTACGCCGCCCAGACCATCACCTCTTCAGCGCTCAGACGCTCTCGGGCTTCTGCGAGGGTTCGGCCGCCGATTCCGTTGAGGACGAGTTCGCAGAGGAGCTCGTCGGCGGCCGTGAGTTTTTTGCGCCACCACCCATGGCTTGGTTGATGGCCACCAGCAGCTTGAAGCCAAGTTGCGAGTTGAGCGCGCGTGCGTTCTCGGTGCCCAGCGGCACCATCTTGCCGCCCTCCTCGACCAGGACCATCTGACCGATGGCCGCCGCGCGTTTGTCGGGCGAGTCATCGGTCTGCAGGTCCATCGCCATGCCGAAGGCCATGGGTTTGACGTACACGTCGATCGAGTAGTCCTCGCCGTCGTCGCCCTTCCATTCGATGGTCTGCATGACCGGCGCGAGGTCGCGGATGGCCCCGGCCGACTTCATGCCGGCGAGGCCCTTGAGTTTCTTCATGTTGTCCTTTCAGGTGCCGCCCCGCGAAGGGGCGGCAGGTGGTCACGCTGCGGTTGCCATCACCAAGGTCGGGTTCGCCCGGACAGGCATACCCTTGCTCGCGCTGACCATGCCGCTGCGCACGTCGTACAGCGCGTTGTCGATGCCGGAAGTCGTCTCCGGCGTCGTCGCGCCGCCCGCCGTGGGACCGGGGTAACCGGACAGGTACGACACCCCGACGCTGGTGGGAGCGGACGCCACACCGGTCAGCGTCAGCGTGACCACGTTGCCGGCCAGTGCGCTCGTGCTCGGCACCACCGACGCGGCGCCGTTGATGCTGATGCGGAAACCCGAGGGATTGCCGCCGCCCTTGGTTGCGTACGACCCGTTGCCGCCCGTGATGGGCTGCTGGATCGTGACGGTTTGCGAGCCGGAGTCGTACGTGTAGGTCGCGGTCTTCATGTACCCGCCGTTGCCGTCGTTCGGCAGGAACCCTGCACGCCACCCGACGAACGTGGCCAGGCGTTCCGCCAAGGCACCTTGCTCGTTCAGGGTCGGGCGGTAGTGGACGCCATCCAGCGTGTTGGGCACGTCGGTCAGCGTCGTTGCCAGGCAGACCTTCCAGCCTTGCGCCTGCCGAGCCTCGACCCAGAGCTGGTCACTGTTGCGCGTGGTGTTCAGGCCTGCGGTGACGAAGTCCGAGCCAACAGGGATGATGCCCAGCACCCAATCCGTGTAGGCGCCGCCAGGGGCAGTGCTCGTGGCCTCTTCCAGTTGCGCATAGAGCTTGTCCAGCTCGGGCCAGCGGGCTGCCTCGTTTTGCGCGGCATCGCCTTGGCCGTTGCTCCAGACGAAGTTCTTCGGGCGCGCCTCGTGGATCACCTCCCTGCACCGATCCCACGTGGTGCCTGGCACGTTGTAGCGCGACAGGCTGATGCCCTGGATCGCGCTGTGGATCATGTAGGCGTGCCGGCCGGTGATGTTCGCCAGCAGGTCGCAGTACAGCGTCTGACCGTACAGGTCGGTGTACGACGTGGCCGCGCGTCGCAGCCACCCGGTGCGGTGGGTTCCCAGCACGCGGTTGATCGAGTACACCGGGAAGTGCTTGTTGTACGTGTTGATCTTGCCCTGCGCGCCGGCCGAGACAGCCCGGGTGCCAGCGTCGTCGTTGAACTTGGCCAGGATGGATTGCCCCATGACCATGACGCCATCGCCGATCGCGTACTGACCCTGCAGGCGAGCCGGATCCGACCAGGTAGTGTCGGCCTTGCGGAAGCGGGTCTCCACGAACCAGTAGCCGGCAAGGTGCGGAACATTGAAGTTGCCGGCCCACGGGCCGTCTGCCACGCCCGTCGCGACATCTGCCCAGTCCTGGACGATGTCGGCGCCGGCTGCAGGGAACGCGGCCGTGATCGCGACGATGCGCGCCTGAATGGTCGTCGTTCCCGGGCCGCGCCGATGGCCCCACATGCGCAGCGTGGTGGTCGTTGCCGGCTGATTTGCAGCCGTCCACACCGTGCCAGGACGCCAGCCGCAGGTCACGGCTTCGTAGACCAGCTGAGGCTTGGTGGTCGCCGGGAAGGTCACGCCCGTGCCCTCGACCGTGCCGTGCTGGCCCGCGATGAGCTCCTCCATCTTGGTGGCATCTCCGGCCAGCGCGTTGCCAGGCCAGTAGCGATCACCGCGCGCGGCGTCGAAGGTGAGCACGTCGCGCGCATCGATGCCTTGCGACAGCAGCCGCGCCTGGGCCTTCGTGATGGCACCGCCGTTGAAGACGATGACCTGGCTGATCGGGCCGCCCCAGTACGTGCGCAGTTGCTGCGTGTTCTGGGTGACGTGGTTCAGCATGCCCAGGAACATGGGCTTGTTGGCGATGCCGGTGAAGGCAAAGCCGCCATCCGCGGTCGTCGTATTGCCACCCGGCCCGGCGTCCTGCAGGATGGGCTCGTGCCCCGGGTCGCAGTCCCAGAACTTGATCACCCCGGACTCACAGGTCACCATGAAGCTGTGCGCCGAGTTGCCCGGCACCGCGAGCGTCGAGGCCTTGCCCAGCAGCATGTAGGGCTTCATGGTGCCCGGGAGCATGGTTCCAGGCGGCGTGCGGTTGGTCGCGCGGACGCCGCCGTCGTCGCGCGCGACAACGAACGGCACACCGGCGAAGCTGCCGTCAGACCACGGGTTGGATGCGCCCGAGCCGAACATGCCGATGGCCAGTGCTGAATTGCCCGTCAGCAGCGTGTCCGACTGGTCGCCAATGGACACGATGCCACCGCCCATGTTCAGCGCAGCGGAGCGCCAGGCGGTCGAGACGAACACCGCCCAGTCGCCGTCTGCCCGCAGCGTGACGTTGCCCAGGTTGATGCGGCCGTCATTGGCGCTGGAGTTCTGGGCGCCGGAGAACAGCGCGTCGAACGGTGCCGAAGCACGCAGCACGGCGCCGGCCTCAGCCACGGTCAGCACGGCCTCGCTGGACCAGTCAGAGAACAGTGAGCCGTTGACGGCACGCACACGCACCTTGGTCTGGTCTGCATCGATGTCCACGCCGGTCAAGGTCAGCGTGGTGCTGGACTCGCTGACATCGGCCCAGGCGCTGCCAGGAGGTTGCACCTGCCATTCCACGTCGGTGTAGATGCCGCCGATGGACACGTTGAACGTTGCCGTGCCGCCAGGACCGATGGTCTGGCTGCTCGGCGATGCGTCGATGGTCGGCACCGTGCCGCCGCCCGAAGCCGCCGTGGGGATGTCCTCCAGCGTCGCGACGGCGCCAGGGCCGGCCGCGTTGATCGGCGTGATCTGGTAGTCATAGCCGGTGTTCGCCGCCAGCCCGGTCACCGTCGCGGCGGTGCCGCTGACGGGCGCGCCGAAGTTGGTGAACGCCCCGGTCGAGGTGCCCAGACGGTAGGCGACCTGGTAGGTGAACGGGCCCACGCCGGTCTCGGGTGCGTCCCAGGTCAGCGGCTGCGCGTTGGCGGTCGCGGTGCCGGCCGCCAGGTTGCGCACGGCGCTCGGCACCAGCGGCGAAATCGAGCCACCGCCGTACATGGCCACGAGCAGGGACCAGGCGCCGGCCGCCTTCTCGTAGACGATGCCGGCCACGGCGTCGAGCGCCAGGTCGCCGTCTGCGCCCAGGCTGGGTGCCGGCACGCCGGTCGTGGCGTGCACCAGGCTGGCGTCGGCGAACAGCACCTTGGAGAACGCGCCGACGACGACAGTCCGGCCGTGGCTGGCCGCGGCGTTGGCCGTCGGCGAGCCGGCAGAGGTCGAGAGGGACCACAGGCGCTGCACGCTGGCCGGCTCGGCCAAAATCTTCAGGTCGATGCCGCTGAACCAGACCGGCAGGCCCATGGCGATGCAGGCGCGCTCGTCGGCGATGCGGTCGAGGAAATCCTGACGGTCAACGAAGATCTTCTTGGTGCCGGGCACACGGTCGCCCTGCGACCGGCTGAGGGCCGCGATGTAGCGCTGCCGGCTGCCCACGGGAGTGGTGAATTCAGGCATGCGCGCTCCTTAGCTGATCGTCCAGGTGGCAGGGGTCGGCTCGGCGTGCGGGTAGTCCATGCGGAACAGGCGCCACACGAAGCTCTCCTCGTCAGCGAAGGTCACGCTCGACTGCGCGGGCGACGGGCCGCCATCGGTGTTCGGGCCGCTCTCGCCGGCACCGTTCCAGTCGCCTGGGGTGTTGCTGGAGTCGGTGAAGGTCACGCCGGCAGCGGACACGTCCGCAGGCACTGCCACCCACCCGTAGTTGTCGGTCGTGGTCGTGATCGTGAACTGGCCGGTCTTGGTGCCGCCGTTGCCGAACTGCGTGGCGCCGTCCAGGAAGGCTTGCGTGCCGACCGAGTGCGCGTTGGCCGGGCCCACGAACCAGCGCGGGCGGTTGCCGGCCGACTTCGGGATCAGGACCTGCGTGCCGCTGATCTGGATGCCGACGGTGGACTGCACCACGCTGTTCAGCGCGAAGCTGAAGGGGAACGAGGACAGGTAGCCTTCGAACAGGAGCCAGGAGCGGCCCGAGGGCAGCACGAAGTCGCCGTCGGCCACCTCGGGCGGCAGGTCGATGGTGCCATCCGGCTGCATCGGGCCGTCACCCCAGCCGATCGCCCACTCGATGGTCAGGCCCAGCTGCTTGAGCTCGTACAGCTTCAGGTGCGAGGCGTCGGACGGGTCGGTGTTGATGCCGAACGAGCCGGCCCCGGGCGTGCCCATGCCGGCCACGTACTTGCGATCCTTGCCCGAGTTCAGGCAGGTCGTCTCGATCTGCTCGACCGCGGAGTCGATGCCGTCGATGGTGGTGACGCAGCCCACGACGAGCAGGCTGTTGTCGCGGGGGTCGATACCGAACAGGTCGGTGCCTTGGGTCTTGACGGTCACTTGTGGTGCCTCCAGTGAGAAAGGCCGCAAGGCGGCCGACAGGTTGAAAAGAAAAAGGCCGCGAAGAGCGGCCTGTTGGGGAACGGGAGCGGTGGGCTACCGGAAGACAATCCAGGACACGTCGAAGCCGACGTGGTAGTTCTTGGTCTGAGGGTCGATGTCCTCGCCGCGCCAGGAGGTCACGTAGGCGTGGCTCTCGAGGGCATCGCGGATGGCAAAGGCCGCGGCGCGCACCGTGTCCACGCCCTGCGAATGCGAGGCGTAGACATCGATCTGGAACAGGCCGGCGTCGTGCAGCGGGCGACGGGACAGCGTGCTGCCGGGCGTGCCCGCGGCGGTGCGCCAGACGGCATAGGGGTACTCGGCCTTCTGCGGAGCCATGCCGAAGGCATAGAAGCGCAGCGGCCCACGCAGCGCGCGCAGGTGTGCCTGCACGGCCGGCACGTTGACGGCCTTGAAGATGGGCGGGTTCATCAGGTTTTTCCCTGCCGCTTGAGTGCGCGATCCAGGCCCTTGTCCAGGTTGGTTGCCACGGTGCTCACAATGCCGTCAATGTTTTGCTCGATGGCCGGGCGCATGAAGGGTTGGGCGCGTGCATGCTCGTGCCCGAACTCCACGAACGCCCAATAGCGCGTGTCGCCGCCAGGGCCGCCAGGCTCCGTTCCCTTCGGCCGGCTTTTCGGGATGCGAGCGCCGCCCAGCACCCCAACGCGAAACGCCAGATCGCCAGTCCGCTTGAAGGTCTCCGTGCTGAACCGCTCCTCAATGTTGGCCGCAATCCGCTCGGCGGTTTCCGGGTCATCCAGCCGGCTCGCGTTCTGCTTTGCCGCGTCGCGGATGAGCTGGGCACCCTTGCGCAGGGCGGACCGGCCGGTGCGTTTCCGAACTTCCTCAGGCAGGGACCGGAGTTTGGTCATTGCGTTGTCGAAGCCTTGCAGGTCGAAGGTGTCCGCCATGGTCACTGCCCCTCGCTCACGCCGCGCGAACACGGCGCGGTCAGGTAGTCCAAGCCCGATTCCTTGTCTGGCAGGAAGTCGGCCGGGTTGTAGATCACATCCGGGCGGCCGGTGCGCACGTGCACGAGGCGCATGGATGCATCCAAGCCGTCGCGGTAGCGGATCACGATGCGCGCAACGATCTCGGCTTGCGTCTTGGCGCTGGCTATGAACTCGCGCGCGCTCAGGGGCTCGATGGACGCCCACACAGTGGCCAACTCGACCCACTGCTGCACGGTCTCCCCGGTGTTGTCGTCCTGAATCGCCTGCCCGGTCTCGTCCCGCAGGTGGTCCAGCCGCTCGATGCGGACCTCGTGGCGCAGCTTGCCGGCTTCCATGGTCATGCCACCGTCGATCTGCGCGAGCTGGCCAGCAGCGCCGTGGCACCCTGCCCAAGGGTGTAGCCGTGGCCGGCGTGGGACGGCACCGCCGGTGCGCCGTCGCCGTCGCGGAAGCGGTGCTGCTGCGCCAGCTCGATCAACACGGCAGCCTTGACGACGTGCCGCACGGTCGGGTTGCCCTCGCCGTCCACTGCTGGAACCGGCACGCCGTTCTCGTCGCGCACCACGGCGCCGGCTGCATCTCGCGCCAGCACGTACAGGCGCCATTCGTCCTTGAGCCAGTCCCGCACGGCCTCGCTGACGGCCGGGATCATGATGGCGAACCAGGGACCGTCCGCATTGGTGTCAGTGCGCACATGACGCATGGCTTCCTCGATCGTGACCAGGTCCACGTCAGACCCCCAGCTTGATGGGTGCGGGCGGGCCGGCCGGGACGGTCTTCACGATGGACTCGCCGTCGCGGCCCTTGCGCGCGGCGATGACCCAGTCGTCACCCTTCGCCTGTGGCTTGCCCGTGGTGTCCTTCGTGGCAATCCACAACGATCCGTCATGCACCCAGGCCTCGCAGGCCTTGGCCGTTGTGCCCTCGCGCCAGTAGCCGGCTGGTCGCAAGCCGCCAGCGGGATAGCGCACTTCTCTTGTGCGACCTCCGCACGCGGCCTTGATGCGCACCTCGTGGCTCTCCTCGAGGTATTCCATTTCGAAGGCGTCCAGGCTGGTGCCGTCGGTTCCATCCTTGCCGTCTTTGCCCACCACCGCGCCCAGTGACTTCACCGTGCCGTTGGTCAGCGTCACCAGCAGTTCACCGGCGCGGTCGATCATGGCGCCAGCCAGGCCAATGCCGTCCGCGCCGTCCTTGCCGGGGTCGCCCTTGGGGCCCTGCTCCCCGTCCTTGCCGTCCTTCGGCACGGGCAGCGCCTTGATGGCAGCGGCGACGGCGTCTGCAGACTCGTCCCGGACGCTCTTCACGGCGGAGGCGATCAACGGCTGTAGGTCTTCAATGGTCACGCTGCGACCGTCCTTACCGTCCTCACCGTTATTTCCATCTTTCGGCACGGGCAGCGCCTTGACGGCGTCCGTCACCATCGTCTGCACGGCCTCCATGTCGCAGTCTTTGCCGTCAGCAGGGACTGGGATGGCGGCAGCGGCCTTGGCCACTTCCTGCGCGATCAAGGCGGTGAAGTCGGGGCGCTGGGCTAGCTGCGTCTTCAGCTCGGAGATCTCGGCCAGCAGCGGAGCGACAGCCTTGCGGATTTCCTCGCCCATCGCCTGGCCGAACAGTTCGGGGTCAAACATTCACGGCCTCCGGGTTTGTGGCTTTGCGCATGGCTGCGATCGCCTTGTGCGTCGACACGACGGCTTTCGCCGCATCCACGGTTACTTGGTCTTCTTCGGACATGGGAGCGGGCGCAGGCGCGGGAGCTGGAGCTGGAGCTGGGGCAGCATCCGAGGCCGCCGCTGCAGTGAGGTCCTGGCGCTTCTCCAGCACGCCCAGCGGGTAGTCCTGATGCTGCCCCCACAGCGTGCCGCCGCCGCCAGTCGGCGGCAGGTTGAAGCGCCCACGAGCCTCGTCGGGCGTCTTGATCTTGCCCTGCACCAGCGTGGACTCCACTTCAGCGCGCTTGGCCTCGTCCATGCGCAGCAGCGGGTCAAGGTCGAGCTCAACCCCGAGCGGCGCGGCAATAGCCAGGCCCTGGTCCAGAAGAAACTCCATGTGCTCGATGTGCGTCTGCAGCGCGTCGGAGTAGTACAGCTGGTTGAGGTCGTCCACCTTCATGCCCGCGGGGATGGTGCCGATGCCAACCTTGAACGGCGGGATGCCGAAAGGCTGGCAGATCTGCTCGTCGGAGTAGCGCATCTGCTCGACCATCTGCGAGTCGATCGACTTCATCGCGAAGGGCGTGAACTTCATGTCGGCGCCGATCACAGCCACCTTGCCGGACTTGCCTTCAGTGAACTCCTTGTTCCAGTAGGCCTTGACCTCCTCGGCATCCTCATCAGACATGCCCGCGGGTGCTGTCAGGAGGCCACCGGGCTGCGCGTTGTTTGCGAAGAACTCGGTCGCACTGCGCAGGATCTTCATGTTCTTCATCGCCGGCCAGTGCGCGGCGGCAACGGGCGGCACACCTACCAGCGGGTGGAAAAGGGTCATGCACCGGTCGTGGATGATCTCGCTGGCCGGAACGACCAGGCCATCGGCCGGGTAGCCCGCGGGCAGTGAGTTCAGCGCGTCGGTCTGCAGCTGGTAGAACACGAAGCCCGACTCGGAGATCATCGGCAGGCAACGCTCGGGATCGAGGATGTACAGCGCGTTGACCACGCCACGGGCGTCGCGCCGCTTCAGGATGTAGGTGTTGCCGGCGTTTAGCTTGCTCAGCATCCAGTGCTCGCGGAACTGGGCCGGCGTCTGGTAGTCGTTGGGCTTGCGCAGCACCGGGTCATAGGCCGGGTTCTCCACCTCGACCCAATTGCCGCCCTTCTCGCGCCTGCGCAGGGAGAACGGGAGCTTGCCGATGTCCGACGAGATGCGGTTGATGCACGCATACAGGGTCGGGTAGGTGACCAGGTCGGACTGCCTTTCCTCGATGTTCTTCTGCCACGCGCCCGCGAACGGCTCGGAGATCGTGCGCCACTGGTTGCGCCAGGCGCCGGGCACCATGCTCAGCGCTTTCTGACGCGTGAGCCCGCTTTTCAGCGCGCCGAGGACGGTCAGTTCATTCATCGGCGGTCATCCCTTTGGAGATCAACGAGGCGGTCGCCAGCAGGAAGGCGCCGCCGCACACGAGCGCCCAGCCGGTGCCCGCGATCACGAAGACGCCCGCGACGACGCACGATGCGCCGGCTGCGCCCAGGCCGAGAACGGCCGTCAGCGGCTGGGCAGCGACGCGCTTCAAGCGATCGATCACGCCGAGGCCTCGCGCAGCGCCGCGCGCAGCTTGTCAGCGCCAGCGTTGTGGTGGATCTTCAAGCCCCGCTCCTGCGCCAGCGTGCGCAGTGCGTCGGCGTCCATGGCGTCCAGGTCGGGAGCGGCTTCGGCCACCACCACGGACCCCTTGCCCATGCGCGTCAGCAGGCGCGCCTCGGCCTGGCTGACTTTGCGCGTGCGGCCGCCGTTGAATGTGAAGATGAGTTGGCTCATGGTGTCCTTCCTCTTGCACAAGGGGCCTCCTTGCGAAAGCCCCTTGCACCAGCTGGCTGGTTTAAGGAGTGGGGATGCCCGTCCAGTTCACGGTCGCCCACACCACTGCAGAGGCGCGACGCTTCTGCCAGTTGATGTAGCGATCGACCATGAAGCCGATGGACTTCGTCTGCCACAGGCTGACCGACTGCGCCGGCGTGGGGGTCGTGCTGTTCATTGCCGGGGCGTCATCCATTAGCAGGCTCGCCTGATCGGAGATCGACACTTCGATGCCGCCTTCGTCGCCCAGGAAGATCTCGTCGCCCTTGACCAGCATCACGGTGTTGGCCGGCATGAACTGCGAGGTGAACGCCGGCAGGCCTGCCAGCGTGCCGCCGGTCGGGCCGATTCCAGGGAAGGCCGGTGCGCCAGCGAGGTTGGTCGCCATCGACAGATCGATGGCCACCGTTTCGGGCAGCACCCAGAAGGAACCCGAGACGGTCAGGTTCACGCCCACCAGCGCCTTCATGAAAGCGGCGATGTCCTGGCGGATGCCTTCGACCGAGCCGTCGCCGGCCAGCGTGAGGGCCGTCACGCCATTGCGAAGACCTGCGGGGGCCGTATCGGTAACTGCGGCGGCATTGCTGACGAAGGTTCCGTCGATCGCTGCCGTGCACGAGCGAGTCAGCTCGTCGCGGATGAGGGCATCCGCCGCGACCGAGGCGCGCGCCAGCATCTCCTTCGTAGCAGCTGCGATCGCGGCCACGCTCAGCGGCACCAGCTTCGCGCTCGTGTAGGCCCATTGCGTCAAGGCGGCTGCATCGCCTTCCTTGCGCCACTTGGCCGTGCCGCCGGAGCCCTGGACCAGCACAGGAACGTCGAAGGGCAGCCGACGCAGTAGGGCGCTGATCTGACCCACCACGGTGCGTGCGCGCAGGTGCTCCACGAAGTCGGCGAAGTAGGCGCCACCGGTCAGCACCAGATTGCCAGCGAAGCCGGGGTTCGCGGTGTTCGCGGCGGGCACGGCCGCCTTGGTGACGGCAGCGACCAGCTTCTCGTCGTCCGGGTAGAGCGACTTGGCAATCTGCGCCGGGTCGATGTGGTCGATGTGGGCAAGGGCCTTTACACGCGCCACGCGCGCGAAGCCGATGCCGGCGTCGAGTTTCTCGGTGTTCTTCACCTGCACCGGCAGGCGCTCGGCCGCGCCACCGACCGCGACGGCGCCGGCCTTCTGGGTCGTGTCGACGGGCTTGGCGCTGTCCTTCTCGGCTGCCTCGATCTCGGCCATGCGCGAGAAGCGCGCGATGTCGCCGTCCAGCGACTTGATCGCGGACTGCAGCGTGTCGAACTGCTCGGCCTCTCCAGTGTCCATGGAGCGGCCTTCATCGACCGACTTGCGAGCGACGACGTTCAGTTCTTCGGCCTTGGCCGCGCGGGTCGCCTTCAGATCAGCGAGTTGTTGGGTGTACGTCTTCATTTTGGTCCTTCAAGAACGCAAAAACCGCCTCGAGGGCGGTTCAACGATGGGTGCCGTCAGGACGACGGCGCGGGCTCTATGGTCGTGCGGCCTGCTTGCAACAGCAGGCGGCCGACCGGATCAGGGGCGAACCAGTTGGATGGCCCCTTTGAGGTTGGGTGCGTGAACAGCGCTCACGAGTTCGATGGCGCCGCGCTGGCGCGCGTACAGCGCCTTGACTGTGTCGATGGTGGCGTCGGCATTGGCCGGCACGGTCACGGGCGACAGCTCTACCACCTCCATGTCCACCAGCAGCGGCGGGCCGCTCTTGCGTACGAAGCGGCGGCCGCCCATGGCGCCGATGCTCACGAACTTGACCAGGCCGGACTTGACAGCCTGCCATGCGAGATCGGCGCGTTCCTTGAGCAGGCCCGGTTCGGTCAGCTTGGCGAAGTTGGCCACGAAGCGGATCGCGTCGCCGTCCTTGAACAGCTGCGCGCGGCCGATCGCCGGCATGCTCTGCTGGTGCTGCCAGATCAGCGGCACCTCGGGACGGAAACGCGCGGATGCGATGTCCAGGACCTCGCCGTGCCGGTCCATGCTGCCGGTCGTCGCAATGCCCGTGATCTGGCGCAGGTCCTCGCTGACGCCCTTCAGAACCATCTCGCAGAAGGTGACGTGTTGGGCGCTCATGGCGTCCTCGCTTTCTCGTTGCGGTCATCCGGCGACAGCCAGGACCAATTTCTTTGGCGGCGCATGCAGCTGCGTGCGACCAACGCCCATCAGCAAGGCGCAGAAGTCATCGATCTTCTCGGCGGCCTTGCGCTTGTCCGGTGCGTTGTTCAGGTTGGCGTCCTGGCGCGCGACCATGTTGGACGCGTTCCAGTTCAGGATCGGGTCATTGCCGTGCACGAACCGGCCGTTCAGGTAGGCCACCTCCAGCGCCTGCATGGCCGGGTGGTAGCTCTTCGGGCCCTGGATGAACTGCTCCATCTGAACGTTGGCTGCACGCAGCCGCTGCACCGTCTGCGCCGCGTTCCAGCCGTCATAGCCAACCGACTGCAGGTTGAACGTCTGGTGCACCTCGATGATCTTGTCCTCGATCACCTTGTAGTCGATGGCCTCGTCGCCCGACTCGATCAGCAGTCCCTTTAGCACCCAGCCCGCGTACGGGATCAGGCCGCGCAGCGTGCGCCGGCGCACCGCCGACGCCGGCACGAAGCGCCAGCCGTACGTGTAGATCTCGCCCTTGATGTCCCAGACAAGCCGGAACGATGCCAAGTCGGTCGTGCTGGACAGATCGAGCCCGCCACAGCACGGGTGCTTGCGAAGCCATTCCAGGTCGACTTCGCGCTTGCACTCGCGCCACTTGGTCAGGTTCACCCACCCCTTGGACACCGACGACGGCCGATTGAGCCGCTTGATCTTGAACTCGGCGTGCGTGCCGGGCTTGTCCTTCGCCTCGATGGCCAGCTTGCGGATCTCGTCCAGCAACAGCGGGTTGACCTCCATCAGAGGGTTGGCCTTGTGATAGGCCTCCTCATCGAAGTCGTCGTCGGCCTCGGTGCCGAGGTCTTCGTCCTTCTCGTCAACGGCGTAGTACAGCGCCAGGTAGTGGTCGGCCTCGATCAGGCCACGCAGTACCTTCTTGGCGAACTCGCGCTCTTCCTCCCACGGGCCCGGGTTCGCGTAGCCCTCTGTCGTCAGGTACAGGAACAGCGGGTTCTTGCGCGCGCCGGCCGCCGACTTCAGCACGTTCAAAAGGTCGTGGTTCTTGTGCGCGTGCAGCTCGTCCAGCACCGTGCACGATGGGTTCAGGCCGTCCTGCGTGCTGGCCTTCGCGTGCAGTGCCTTGTAGGTGCCGCCGTTCTCGTAGCTGGCGATCGCCTTCGCGAACGCTTCCAGGCTGAAGGCCTCGCGCAGGTCGGTGGTCTTCTCCACCATGCGCTTGGCGACCTTGAAGACGATGCTGGCCTGGTCGTACGTCGTCGCCGCGGTGATGACCTGCGGACCGACCTCGCCTTCGCAGGTCAGGCAGTACAGCGAGATGATCGACGCCAGCGTGCTCTTAGCGTTCTTGCGCGCGATGGCGAACAGGGCCGTCGTGAACCGCCTGGTGCCGTCCAGCTTGCGAAAGCCGAACAGCTGCACCAGGAAGAACACATGCGACTCGTGCAGCACGATGGTCGGGGTGTCCCACGTCCCTTCAACGTGGGGAAGTTTCTCTGCGAAGTCGCACACGTCGGTCGCGTGCCACTCATCGAATCGGAACGGGGCGTCATCCGCCTTCGCGCGCTCCAGGTCGTTCAGGAATCGCTGCGCGGCGAACCGCATCCAGATGCCGAACCGCTTGCGGTTCTTCGGATCCAGTGCCTTCTGCGCGTAGCCCTTCGCTATCGCGACGAAGTCACGGGGCTGCGCGTCGGCCATTGCGCGCGAACTTGTTGCCCTCGGGCGTGTCGTTGCCCACTGCCTTCACCTTGCCCTGTGCGACAGGCGTCAGGCCGAAGTCGTTGATCAGGTTCCGGTACTGCGCCACCATGGACGCGACTGGAGCCTCGCCCGCGGCGAACAACTGGACCAGCTTGCCATGCAGGCTGCACAGCATGGCCAAGGCGCTCAGACCGCCCTCGCTCAGCAGCTTGTTGGCCACCAGGATCGGGGCCAACCGGTTCCACTCCTTGACCGCGTGCGCGTTGGGCAGCCAGCTGGGTGGCTTGGGCACTTCCGTGACGACGGGCAGCTCGGCCGAAGGCTCCGCAGCGCGGTCCTTTCGTTCCGTGCCGGCGATGACCTTCAGGCTGGCCGGCTTCTTACCGGGACCTGGCATGTAGCACCTCGAAAAACGGTTTTTCTAACCTGACGGTGTGAAAAAAGACCTGGGGGCGCGGTGTCCAGGATCGTTGCCCCAGAACCACAAGTCTCCCCCCCTGCCTCGGTCGGCCCGGTCACAGCGCCGTGGTGCATCACGGGATGGGCCAGCCGTCCTCACCGATGCGGGGCGTGTGCCGCCTGCCCATGTCGTCGCTGGTCTTCCTGTCGTGGCACACGAGGCACAGCACCTGCATGTTCTTGTCCTCGTCCTCACCACCCTTGTGGAGCGGGACGATATGGTCAGCCTGGAAGCCGTGGGGCCAGTCGGTCAACTTGCGGCAGTGGGCGCAGTGCGGGTCCTTGGTCCACAGCCTCAGGCGGCGCGCCTGTGCTCTGCGGCCTCGTAGCCTGCCGTCGTGGTCGTCAAAGCGGACGGCCATTGAGCCCCACCCGCGGCGGTGTCTCGGTGTCGCCTTGTCCTGCGTCGTCAGCCTCTGCCATCGCCTGCACCAGTGCCTCGTTGCTGGCTGCCAGGCGGGTAATCGCCTGTGTCTGCAGGTGCATGGCCTGGACCAGCTTGGCGATGTTCAGGTTCAAGGATTGATCGGGCTCGTTCATAGGCTACCTTGGTCCACTTGGCCAGCCAGGCACGGCGGGCGGCGCATGCCGTACAAGGCACCGCTAAGCTCCGATTTGATCGCCATGAGATCTCGTCTTGAACCGCTCCAATTGCAGCAATGAAGGCAACAGCAGTTCCTTTGGCGGCCGACTAGTAAGCCGGGTGAGCACGCCCTGGATGAACCGGTGGTCCATCACCATGAAGCGGCACCGCTGCAGGTAGGTCTCCTTGTCCATTGAGCCGTTTCGTGTCTGTTCGATGGTCGCCTTGTGCATCCCGATATGCCATTGCATCAGCGTCCAGGCCCGAACCACATCGTGCGCCAGGTCTGCTTCCAGCCAACCGACCTTGTCGCAAAGCTTAGGCCACACCACAGGCTCACTTGGGCCGAGAGCGATGAGGATTTCTGTGGACCGGACAATGCCGGGCTCCAACTGCGTCATCTTGCCCATGTTGAGTTCGAGGACGCTCGACATCTCGGCGCCGATTGCATTGGAGATGGCCCTGACTTCTTCTTCGCGCATGGTCCTGTCTCGCTTTCTTGTGAGATGGGAATTCCAAAGGGCACCGACGAGAATGGCGATCAGGCCAATAGACGATCCGATAGCAGTGCCGATCCATGAAGACATGCCACCTCCCAGAAAAAGAGCGAGGAATGTAACCGTCGTGGGCTCAGCTGTGCTTTTGCGCCGACGCGCGCGGTGACCAGTGACCGTCAGCCTCAAGTTCCCAGGTCACACCCTGGGATTGCGATACTTCGCGCCATGACCAAGACCATCAACAAAAGACCGTGAAGTACTACTCTGTCGACAGAAGGAGGACCTACGTGGAGGGGCAGCCAATGCTTCTCGCTCCGCTCCCGCCAACGGACAATGAAATCGTCATGCATATCAAGGACCGCTACCCGGCGGGTCTTTCCGCTCATGGTTACCAATACTTCGGGTCTGCAGACATCCTCTTAGACCGTTTTAACCTCGCCACGCCTGGGGCGCTGATCGAATTGATGTTGGAGGCGGTTCGACACGCCCACTATCCACAAAAGCCATGCCGATATCAGTCCGTGTTCGCTTGGAACTCGATTGATGAGTGCCTGAAGTTTCGGATGACCCACGGCGACGGTGCCAACCCGGTCTATGAACTCCACCCGGAACGAGCGCCGCACCGTGGCGACATGAGCATCTACGGCATCGCCGGAACCACCGCCAGCCTAGACATGAGGCTTCACATGTATTGGCGCGGGGAAACCCTCAACAACCCGGCGCATACGCCAACATGGGAGACGGTAATCCCACTACCCGCCAAAGTCGGCAAGCAAGTCGCCTAGGCACCGCTCAGCTGTCGGCAGAATTGCCCCGCCATTTCCCCGTGGCGGGCCAGCGCCTGAGTGCCGGGATGGTCGGGAGTGGAAGAAGTCGCCGACCGCGATCCAGCACGGACAAGATTTGCGCGAAGGGGTGAAGGATGCGCTTTGCGGTGGTGCGGCTACGGCAAAATGCACTGCAGGCCACGCGGAACGGGCTGCCAATCAGCCCAAGGCGCTGACACGAGCCTCAACATGCATCGGTTCATCAACGATTCAATATGCGGCGGCCACTATCGATTGGCCAGGCAGCCACGCCCATATCGGGGGAAGCGGGCGCCAGCTTGGATCAAGATCGAGTTGGAATTCGCCAAGCCCGTCTCTGCGTTGCAGTATTGGATATTGGTGGATGCGCTCACTGAAGGCCGCCGGGACAATGAAGCCGTGGACCCTCATGCGTTTCTGCGCTACTGCATCAGACAGGGCTGGCTGGAGCGGGTTTAGTCCGCCGCGGGCGCCCTGCGCGGCATCACCACGATTCGTGCCGGTTACGCGATCCGGCGATATTTCACCCGAATCTCTGACTGATGTATGCCTGTAGGGCCCAACGAGCGCGCACGCTCGGCGGCTGATCCAGCTTGCTCCTACTCGTCGGTTCCGATCTGAGGCGTGCAGCGCCAGGCGCGCGACCAGGAAGAACGCCATGTGTGGGCTCATAGCGCGCGGCTGGGCGCCCCTGAACTAGTTGCGCCACTGCTGGTGCTGGCCAATCCGGCTGGCTCGGCTATCTGTTTGCCGGCCTGCCCCAGTTGCTGCTTGAGTGCTTGGAGGTCGTCAGTAGGTTGGTCGGGCGAAAAGCCGAATCAATCAGATTTGCGCCGGCGACTTGCCGCAAGCCCGACCAGCGCAAGGCCGACCAGCGCGAGAGAAGCAGGTTCGGGCACTGCCTGGGTGTCCTGCATGATCGCCTGAAACGTGACTCCAGTCCCACCCACCAACGACAGGCTTCCCGCAGAAGTGGGGTCCGGGTTGAATTGGCCGACAAATGAGAAACCGGACGTCAGGGGTCCGAAGTTGGAAGCGAGGTCGTACCCGACGATCGATGGAACACCATACAGGTCCACACGATCAAAATCATTGGCGAGCTGCATTCCCACGGCAGTACTCGTAGCGTTGAGAAAGATGGCGTACGAAAGGTCAAGCGTGCCACTGCCAATCCCACTGATCGAGAAAGATACGGACGAGGCAATGTTTTTACAAAGCGCTGCGCAGTCTCCCGCGACGTTGGCCGTATCGCCAAACATGCGGAACTCGAAAACGGTGTTTGAAAACTCCTGTCCGGCGAGCGCCCCAGACGTTGCGGTGCCACTGAAAACATACTGGATCGGGGCTGCACTGGCAGCCGACGCCCCCAGGCTCAAAGAGATTGCGGCAAGGGCGGCGCGGAAGGAGTTAAGCAACATTGGATGGGTTCGGGCTGTGTTGAACGCAGTTGAATTCCTCTCGAAAGCACACTTCATGCCATAACAAACTTTGCAAGGAAATTCAAAGAACTTCACTCTCCAGTGTCTGTAACTTGCAGTTACTTATGTCAATTTTTTCGACGTTTGATGCAGCTTGTTGGAAGGCTACCCGTTATGAATTCCGGCAACACCGGCACTGAAACGCACCATGTCCTAATTGCGGCAGTTCCTGCGGCGCCCGGCGTCAGCCCGGGCGGCCAATTCCCCCGAATCCGGGGGAGTTGGACTTCAGCCCGATGCCGAGGCAGAGCGGGAACAAGGCGGCGGGCGGCCGGGAACTTCCGACCCTGCACATGCGGCGCCGCGCGGAGTGCTTAACCCACCAGAAACGCGAAAGCCCGCCGAAGCAGGTTCCTGTAGATGGCACCTAGCTTACGAATCTCGACATCGTCAATTTAGAGGATGGCTCTCAATCTCCTGGCCCCTAAGATTTTCCGCCACTGACGCAAAGGCGAAAACATGAACCCGACTCGAAAGCACACCGCATCTGCCGCCCTCAGTGCCCTACTCGCCGTCTCACTACTCAGCGGATGCGCCTCACGAATGACTTCGCAGCAACTCGCTGACATCTCGGCCACGGACTTCAGTAAAGGCGCAGCTGATGATCCTGGTGTCGCGAACTTCTACGAGAAAGTCTTGGCCGAACTCTCCGCCTGTGAAGACCGGGCCGATGAGCTGGGTTTACTAACCAACAAGTCTCGGAAGCTGCAGCTGTCAATCGCGGGCGTTGGCATCATCGCCGGATCCATTGTCGTACCAGCACTTGCAGCCAAGGCCGCAGCGAAGTCCACTATCGCCGCTTGGGGGGGCGTTGCCGGCGCGGCAAACGCTGGGCAGGCGGCGCTGACCACTTCAGGATTTTCAGCGGAGCAAGCCGTCGCCGCTCAACGCGATTTTCAGCAGCGAGTGGCAAACCATATCGACACTCTGTCGAACGTTACAACTGGCGCCCAGGCAACGACCTTCCTGATCAAGCTGCGACTGATATGCCAGATCACCCTGCCAGTCGACGGTCCCAAAGGCGCTGGTGGAGCGAATGGCACACCAGGGACCTGATCGGCGCAAGAATCGTGAACCCGCCCCAGTCGGTCGGCTCACCCATTAAGAAGCCCTCCACATGGAGGGCTCGCCAGCCGCTGACAACGGCTTCACTTCTGCTGATTGGGAGACTGCTGCCCCTGCTGCCCCTGCTGGCCGCTTGTCTGCTTCTGGTTCGGGTCCATCTGCTGCTGACCAGGCTGCTGGCTGTTCTGCCCAGCTTGGTTGCCCTGGTTCGGCATCTGCTGGCCCTTGTTATCCATGCCGCTGGTGCTGGGGTTCGTCGCGCTCTGCTGCGTCTGGGGCGACTGCGGGTTGGAGTTCTGGCCCTGGTTCTGGTTCGGTTGCGTCATCTTAAAGTCTCCTGTGTTGCGTGAACCGGATGGCCCACGGGCTCACAGTAGGAACGACGCGCATCGGCAAATGTCATGCAGGAGCGCTCGTCCATGTGGGAACTGACCCACATGACGCCAGCCCTCAATCAAGCTCGTGCTTTTGGTGGATGCGCGCAGAGTCGCTCGCGCTCTGCTTGGCATAGCTGCCATCACCGTCAAGAGACCCATCGACCGTCAACCGGGCGCACTGCGTGACCTGCAAATCGAGATAAAGGTCTCCATTGACCTCGATCGACTCGCCGCCCGGGAACTTCACGAACAGCATTCCGCTGTCCTTGTCATCGGAGGCCACAGCCGTGACGCTCGCGCCGGTCAGCACGTTGACCGCCACCTGGTCGTTCGACCGACGGGCAGGAAGAAACTGCTGCAGTTGGTTCAACGCGTTGAGGATGCGTTGACTGCGATTTGGTTCGCTCATGTTGCCTCCGAGGCAAAGCAAACATCGTAGGCACGGCGTCCAGAAACGCGAAAGCCCTCCACATGGGAGGGCTCTGGTTCAACTGAGCTACCGGCACACCGCCACCTCCTACATGGATGGGCGACCCTGGGTATGCGTTTTCGCTCAGTCGTTGGGGTAGGACGATACACGAACATTGAGCCACGCACAAGGGGTTTCCATCCAGGCCAATCGCGAAGGCGCACGTTGGATCGCGTGGCTCCGGCTTACGGGGTGCCCCTGCGGCCCTCTTTACACCTCGCCCTGAAGCGCCCAGACTCTTTCGCCTAATTCATCAAGGAGATCAGATGGGCCCGATCCATGCGTTTACCGCGACCGTTCTGACGTTGGGGCTGGCCTGCGCCAGCGCAGTGCACTCGGCCCCAGTGAGCGGCACGTTTGCTGGCGTGGCGTTTGGCTCTCGAATCAACGGCACGAGCCCGAACCCCGGAAACTTTGACGGAGCCACGGTGACGGGCACGTTCTGGTTGGACACGAGCAGCCTCCCGCCACCGGCTGAGGAGGATGCAGAGTCCAGCTTCACCATCTTCGAGCCGGGACGGATGAAGCTCACGTTCTCAGTCCCAGGACAGGCAACAGTTCTCTTCGATGGTTCAAACGGGAACAACGCGCTGTATCTGACGAACGATGCGAGCGGCAAGAGGACCACGTTCTCGCCCGACTTCTCTTTCCCATACTGGTTTGCAAGCTTGACGCTGTTCGGCTCGCTCTTCGATGGCGTCGACCCCAAAACGCTCCGCCCGGGGACGATCGACCTGGACGCATCGTCTGCCTCCTTTTTTGCCGGCAGAAGCTTCGGTGGCTCCCTGGATCTGACCTCCGTGCAGTTCGATGCAGTTTCCGAAGTCCCAGAGCCTAAATCGCTGGGCTTGCTGATGGCTGGACTCGGCCTTCTTGCATGGGTGCGGCGCCGGATGGGACAGCGCCGTTAGCCGAAGCAAGGAAGTCGCCGCCACTCATATGACTGTGGAGGAACTGTGTCGACCGCGTAGGACAGCGGGGCCCGTGTGCGTTTGTGCCGCAAGGGTTGCATTAAGGAGCGAAACAATATCGACATCGATTCGCTCACTTCGCACGCCAAATGTTCCACCAGTTCATCCTCACACTTGCGCTCGTTGCTTCTACTGCGTCGCTGACCGCATGTGGCGGTGGAGAAGACTACGAGGAGCCCATGGATCAAGCGTTCGAAGCGCCTACTGAACCGCCAGAGCGCGGCGTGGAATGGCTCGCCGTGACGATGGATGTGCCGGCGTCCGGAGAAATTGGACCTTAGCCGCAGCTTCAGGCTTCACGGTTGATCAACATCTGACGACCGTCGCGTACCAGCTTCGCCAGCTCTTCCATCGTGGTGCCGAGCGCCTGGCATGCGCGCTTCGGGCTCACAGGCTTGACGTAGTGCCAGTTGATCGCAGTGCGGTTCGACTGCGGCAGCGCGGCCACCGCCTTGGCCATCTTCGTGGCATCGGCCGTGTCCAGCACATCCGAGATCTGGTAGGCCATGTCCGCACGGACGCGAGGGGGCGGCGGCGTCATGCGGAACATGGGTGAAGTCATCGGCGCCGAGGTGCCGTTGCACCAGCGCGCCCAGTTGGCCAGGCGACGGTCCATGGCACGTTGATGCGGCTCGACGGCGTGGAAGTCGATGGATGCGCGGCCGCGGCGTTCAGCGACAACACTCATGCGCGCGCCGCTCCGGCACGGGCGTCCTGACGATTGCGCATCGTCCCGCGGATGTCATCGGCAATCGCACGGCAGTCCTCATCGGTGCCGATGTACAACGGCACGAAGTCCGTGCGCCGGTCGTCAGCATAGGCGCGGCGGTTGGATCTCAGCATCGCCTCGACAGGCTCGATGTGCAACGCGCACTGCGACTGGCTCCACAGCATGACGTGGGCTCCAGCGCCGAACGCGGGCGGCTTCGGCAGGTCTCCGAGCACGACTTGGGCGGCGACTTCTGGGGTCAAGGTGTTCACGGGTTGGCCTCCCGGGATGAGTAGGGAACAAAGGAAAGGGGATAGCGCCGCTCCTGAGTGCGGTACTGCATGGACTCGCGGTCGAACCACAGCAGCTGCGTGTAGTTCTGGACCTCGCCGTTGCGCTGCTTCTGCAGCTCGAGCTTGGCGTCGCAGCTGCCGTCGTCGGTCTGCGCCTGGTCCTTCTGGGCGCGCCAGACGCTGAACACGTTGTCGGCGCCGTCGGTGATCTTGGAACTGCCGGCCACGTCCATCTTGTTCGGGGCCTGGGACTCGTCGCGAGCCTTGCGCGGGTGGGCCACCAGGTGCAGGTGCACGCCCTGCCCGCGCGCGAAGGCGCACAGCTTGCGCATGGCCTCCTTCTGCGCCGTCATGGCGCCGGGGCCGTCCTCGGGCACGTCGGTCATCATCAGCGAGTCGATGACGAAGTGCGTGCAGCCGTAGCGGCGGCGCGCGTGCAGAAAGACCTCCAGCAGGCGATCGAGCTTGGCCGTGCCGAGCACGTCGAACAGCCAATACTTCTCGCGCATCCACTCTGCCATCGCGCGGAGATAGGCCTGGCTCGGGCGATCCAGGCCGCTGGCCTGCTTCATGGCCCGCTTGAGCAGTCGGGCCGGCTTCATCTCACCCGAGAACACCACGAAATTGGCGCCCGCGGCCATGAGGCCGATCTGCACGTGCTGCAGCAGCAGCGATTTGCCATGGCCGTTGATGCCGGTCCAGACCGTGACCTCGCCGCCGCGGAATTCGAACCACTCCAGGGCCTTGTCGATGAACAACGGAGGGTCGCGCGGAGCGTCGTGCGGCGGGTAGAACAGGGCCGACACCTGGCCGAGGTAGTCGGCGGCCGACCGCAACTCTTCCGGGTCCTGGGCCTTGGCCGCCTTGAAGGCGTCGTGGAAGTCCACCGGCTCGGCGCCACCCTGCAGGTACTCGTTCGCGTCCTTGGCGCCGGGAAAGGTCATGCGCCGGCAGCGCTCCAGGCCCAGGCGCTGCATGACCTCGCGCGCGCCCTTCTCGCCAGCTTCGTCGTTGTCGAAGCAGACCACGATGTCATCGAAGCGCGCCAGGCGGTCGAAGTCGTTCTCGATCCACTGATGGTTTCCGGCGCCAGCGTTGACCGACAGCGCCGGCAGGCCGGCCTGGTGCAGCGTCATGGCGTCCAGCTCGCCCTCGGCAATGATCACGGTCCGACTCTTGCGGTCCAGCAGCGGCCAGCCGAACAGGCATGGCATGGCGCCAGGCTCCTGGCGCATGTCCTTCTTGTTGTCGATGTTGCGAGCCTTGCCGTTGAGGTAGTCGCCGTCCTCGCTCAGGTACGGGAACAGCGCATAGACGGCCTCGCCGCGCGTCTGCTCCACGACCCTGAACGCGGCCACGGTCTCCTGGGTCAGGCCGCGCCCCTGCAGCCACGCCAGCACCCTGCTCTCGGTTGTTGCTGCCGCCCTGCCCTTCGGCTTGGCCGGCTTGGTGAACACCTTGCGCTCGCGCTCGGGCATGTCGTCGTGCACGCCCAAAAGGCCTTTTGCCTCAGCGATCGCCTCGGCCAACGAAAGGTTCCGCACGGCCATCCAGAGGTCGATCAGGTCGCCAGCCTCGCCGGTCGAGAAGTCGCTCCACACGCCCGCCTTGTTGCCCGCGACGCAGACCGACAGGCTGTCGCCCGGCTCACCGGCCACGCTGCCGACCTTCCACTCGCGGCCAGCCTTCTTGCCCTGCGGCAGGAGGTAGTCGGCCACTCGGATGGCTTCGCGCGCCAGCGCCTGGCTCACGTCCTTGGCCTTCACGCGTGCGCCTCCTCGGCGGTCAGCTTGCGACCGTCGCGGAACTTGTCGGCGTTCCAGTGCCAGCACATGCCGTTGTGCGCTTCGTACACGTTGGCGAAGCCGGCGTCCTTCCACCATTGCGCCTCACGGTGCGCGGCGAAGTACTCGTCGGTTCCGGGCTTGAGCACCGCGAGCGTGGCAGTTCCCGAAGTCAGCGTGAGCTCTGCACCTTCCCACGGCCTACCTCGGAGGTACACGATCGGCGCCTCGACATACTGGCAGTTCTGCTTCATCCAGTCGGTGCGTGAGATCCGCGCCTGCAGGTGCTCCAGCACCGTGTCTGCGATGTCCTCGTATCCCCGCTGCCGCCAGAGCTTCTCGCATTCGCCCTTGGCCTCCTTGCGCTTGCTGCGCGGGTAGAGGCTCCAGAATCGAACGAAGCCCGCAGGCAAGGCATCCTCGGGGGGCTTGCCCCCCATAGAGGTTTTCTTCTTAGGAGACGGAGACGGAGACGGAGACGGAGACGGAGACGGGGCACTGCTACCTTCTGCATCCTGGGTGCCACTAGCAGTTTCTGGCAGTGCTACCTGAGTGCTAGTAGCACCTTCTGGCAGTGCATCTGGCACGCCACCGGCATCCTTGGCGCGTGCTCCGGCAAGGCGTGCGGCGTACTCGGGCATCATGCGAGCAGCCTCGGAGCGTCCGTACTGCTTGCACAGCGCAGCCCACGATGCCTTCTCGGACCTGCGCTCGCTACCGGCCGCCCAAGGGTTGTGCTCCGACCAGTCGTGCATTCGGCAGACGCCATCGACCTCATCAAGGAAGCGCACGTCTGCAAGGGTCTTGACGAAGACGCCCTCCTCGCCCTGCCAGTCGGCTGCGAGTTCGATGTCTTCATGGCTCATGCCGGATAGGTCACCGTCAGAACGGTTGACCGCCGTCCACAGGATCAGGCGGACCAGGTTCCAAGCCGCAGCCTGGCCGAGTCGGCGGATCAGCTTCTTCGTCTTGGGGTGCTCGGGCAGGCCCGTCGCGATGCGTGCGTCGGTGACCATTGGCTATGCGTTGCCCTGCCGCTGTGCGGCGTGTGCCTCGTACTCGCGTTCTGCAGCCTCCCATCGGGCCTGCGCCTGGCGGTCTTCTTCGACTGCTTGTGGCAACGCCTCGGCCAGCGCCTTGATGAGCGCGGGCACGCTGTTGCAATGCACGGCTATGTACTCCACCTCGAGTTCGGACTGGCTCGCCGCGACGACCACATGGCCATCGCCACCTACGTAGACCGCCAGCTTGGCGTACGCCTCATCCACGAGGATCGAGCCCTGCTCGCGCAGGTCGGCCCAGGTGGGCGGGCTGCTGTCGTCGTCGTTCTGTTGGACTGCTTCTGTCATGGCCACCTTCTTCAGGAACACCTTCAAAAGAAACCAGCGGCGGGGGCGGAAGGTGGCACCGCCCTTTCGGCTTGGGGAGCTACCCCGCACCTAGCCGTGGCGTCAAACTGTTGGGGTCAGGCCGCTTCGCGGACAGCAAGATCCACGACAGCACGGCGTCGCTGGCCCTCGGGCTTGCCTGCGTCATGCGTGGCCTGCAGATGCGCGAACAGCGCAGCCTGGGCAGCCATCGACTCGGCGAACTCCTTGGTGATGCGCACCATGTCCGCGTCCTTGATGCCCTTGGCGGCAGCGTTGGACGCGGCCTCTGCCAAGAACTCGCCGAACTCTTTGGCGGATGCAGCGATGCGACAGGCATCGGCCGCGCTCATGCCGCCGCTCGATTCGATGGGCACCAGCACATAGCCGAGCTGGAAGGCCATGGCCTGCAAGGGCGAGTGGTCGCCCGTCAACCGGCAGATGTCCACCACCTCCTCCGGGCTGCAATGGGCACTCGGGTGGCTGGGTGCAACCTTGTGGCTCAGGCTGGTGGGCGAGATGCTCATGTACGCAGCCAAGCCGGTCGCGCCATTCGAGTCATCTGGACCAGCGCCGCGGAAGCCGCGCACAGCAGCGTGAAGAAGACCTCGGACGTTCATGCTAGGGCTCCTGGCAGATTCGGTGACTTCTTGGCAGTGACTTCGCTGGGGTGGCTCGGCACACTGACGCCAATGACCTCACCAGCAAGACCAGACAGGTTCGACCCCGTGGCAGCCATGCCGCACGCAGAGGGCACGCTCGTGATCAACACGTCGGTCACGCTGCGTGTGCATGCGCAGCCAGGCATTCCGGAGCACAGGCTGCTGTCCGTGATGACAGCGCGCGTCGTCGGCGGGAAGTTGCTGATGAAGTTCAGTTCGGTACGGCTGCCCGATCGGAACCAGCAGTTCGAGGCGCGGATGCGGCGCCAGCGGATGCAGCGATGAAGAGCGTCACGCATGGGCATCCTCCACTGCGATTTGCGTGTCAACGCGCCGCAGGAAGATCTCTGGGTGATCGAGCTTCACGCGAGGCGGAATCCCACGCCTAAGCCAGTTGTGCACCCGCTGCGATCGCCGGTAGCCCAGCGTGGCGGCCAACTTTGCTGGCCCGCCAAGCCGCTTGATCAGCGCAATGTCAGCCTGGAGTAGAGGGTCAGTTGTCATTTCATGGCGTTTATAAAAACACTGCGTTTACTATAAACGAAGTCGCCACGTTTAACAACGCCGCGTTTCGCCCGGCGACAATCGGACCGTGCTGCACGCATCAAAAAATGTCCACCCGTCCTTCGTTCGCCTCTTGGAGGGGGTCATGTCGCTTGGCGTGACCAACTCAAGCATGCTGGCAGCGGAACTCGGCGAGTCCCCCCAGACCATTACGAACTGGGCAAGGCGTGGCGTGTCAAAGGCAGGAGCACTCAACGCTCAGGGCAGGTATGGCATCTCGGCCACCTGGGTCATCACCGGAGAAGGGGCACCCCTTGCCGCTCAGTCAGATGCAGAGGTTGACCCGGCTCTGGTGCAGCGCTACTCGGCGCCGTCAATCACCAAGGCCCTTGAAGCGATCGCCGCAGCTGCGGAAAAGGCGGACCCAGGCGAGCGTGCAAGCATTGCCGGGCTTCTGAGAGAGCTTGTGGCGGACCCCAAGCGCAACGCCGCGGATCTCATTCCCGTTCTTGCGCGGCGACTTTCGTAGCGTTTAGATCGCAAGCCGAACGGCTGGCCGGAAGCTCACCGCGTTTAGTTGAAGCCGAGAACGTGGGCCGACCAGGCGGGCATCGCCGTTGAGCAGCAGCGCTTCAGTTACTGCTGATGCGATCGCGCGGAGTTGAAGGCCACTACCCGGAACGTCATCACATCTGTGGAAGGACGTTCGCGCGCTCGGTTACATCCCGCAACACACTTCAGGACAACCGCGCACCTTGTCGCTGGATAACGAGATCCTATGAAGCAGTTCCTAGCCGGCGTAGCGTTGGCGATCAATGCGGTCGTCGCACACGCCGCCCCCGTCACCCTTCGGTTCGACAACTACACCGGAACGAACAACCGCGATGAGCTCTATAGCATCGTGACGCTTGGGCACTACGAAGCCCTTGCGGATGGCGTCCTTAGCGGTGACTTCGTCCTATTTTCATTCGAACAAGACGGCGTC